CACCGAGGCTCGTTTGGCTGAAGATAGTCAAATTCTCTAGCCATTAGGTGTACGGCACCGCTCTGCCGCCCTTGATGATGAACCTGTTACCTTGTTCGTCGCGGCCAGTCTTACCCTCGTCCGCGGGCGTGAACCCAGTGATCGGAGGCTTTACCTCTGGCGCTGGCGCAGCATTTCCACCTCCACCCTGAACCTTGTCCTGAAGCTTCTTTCCCTCGGGTGTAAGCTCTCCATTCTTATTTATAAAGAGTGGGTTCTTGCTAGTGTATTCATCAACCGCCTCATCGATACCCCAGGTCGTAGCTCGTAGGGGATTGTTCTTCATGTAGCTTCGTGCCTCTTTAGCCACAGTCTGACTATACGCGGCCATATCCCTCAGATTTCCAATGATGCTTTGAATGCCCTCTTTGGTCTGTATGATTTGAGGGAAGATGTTCTCTACAAACTTTCTATCCGCGTCGGAGAAGGACTTACTAAAGCTCCCTACGTGAGCCATAAGGGCGGAGTTCGATAGCGAGGTGAACTCCTGCGTGAGCGCGGCTGCCCGCAGTTGTGGATCGGTAATAGCCTTCAGCCTCCCGGTGAACTCGGCAGGGTCAACACCAGCTATCCGAGCCAATGACGTCAGCTTGTTGACTGCCTCGGCATGAAGATTAGCATATGCTCCCGACTTAAAATTGGGATCTTTAGTAATGGTCTCCATTCTATTCAATACTGCCGCAAGCTCCTGCGACTTTCCAGCATTCTTCCTGTGATCGAGATAGATTTGCTCCGCTTCGTCTATTCTTTTCGGGGCCTGTTGGAGTTCTAGCTTGTAGTCACCAAAGCTAATATCGGGTTTACCTGATTGCCGTCGTGATATCCTTTCTTCCATCCAGCTCTGCTGCTCTTTGTCCAGCTTGAGTTTACCCATAGCATCTCGGAAGCGCTCCATAAGAGCCCGCCCCGGGCCACTAGTCATCAACTGTCGTGGCATCCCAGACAGTGCCTGCCCAACCGCAGCCGCCTCAGCTTGGGCATCGGCCTGATACGCAGGCAGCTTGATCGGAGTATTAGGATCTGTGGCTGGCTGAGGGGCCGCTTGTGGCGGCGCAGCCCCCAGTGCCGGAGCCGCCGCAGCATTAAGCGTTTCCGCACTCATCACCGGGGTCTGTCCAGGCAGTGTATTAGGCGTGGGCGGCGGCCCAGCCAGCTGCTGTGGCTGAGGCTGTGCCGCGCCCTGCTGTGCTGCAGCTATGATAGCGTCACTCGGGCTGGGCTCAGCCGCAGCCTGTTGTGGTCCCGTCGCGGGAAGGGCACTTTGTGGTTTCACCCCTGGAATAGCCCCGGGCGGGCCCTGGAACGGGTCGGGAGCAGGCGTCTGTGGCGCCGGAGTCAGCGGAATGTTGGGGGCTTGCTCTGTCGGGGCTGCGCCCCCGCCACCCATCTTGGGATACACAAACTTACTCAGGAAATCTGCCTGTAGGGCATCCGCCGCGCCCTTTTGTGTCAGTTGACGGCGCGCGAGTGCGGCCGCCTGGAGCTTTAATCCGGCCTCCATCTGGCCCGCGGCGAGCAGCTGCGATGCCTTTCGCTCCAGCGAGTCTGGATCGGTGCTCTTGAGGTCCGCAAGCGTTTCCTTCAGCGTAGCCCTATCTCGAGCTGCTCCCGCGACGGAGGGGAGGGCCCCGAGCAGACTGAAGTCCACATTAAAGTTGTCGGCCATAGTCAACTCCTACGCTGCGAGTCCAAGGCCCTTAAGGAAGCTACTTCCAACCGGGGTCGAGGCCCCTGCTGTGGCCGCATTGAGGCCCAGGTTCCACAGGTTCTTCGAGCCCGCCATCTCCGCGTTCGCGGCAGTCTGGAAGGTCGGCGAGTACTGGCCCGCGATGTTCTGGAAGCCCTGAGACTGTTGTCCAGAGAGCGTGGACAGCAGATTGGCAATGCTGTTGCCTGTCCCAGTGTACACTCCGCTCTGATCCTCGCCGCCGCGCTGGGCCAAGTTGGCCAGGCTGGTCCCGGTTCCGAGCAGGGTATTGGCCACGTTAGTACCAGTGCCCGACAACAGATCCGACAGCTTCCCGCCGGTGCCAGTGTAGATGTTGGCCGCGCCCGTGCCTCCCGTGAGGGCAGCATTGGCTGTGCCCGAGGCCGCAGTCGAGGCCGCGTTCGCGCCAAGAGGCGCATAGGCACCCTGTTGAGCCTGACCAAGACCAGAGACGCCAGCACGCCATGCGCCATAGTCTTGGTTGGCAAGGCCCTGCCCAAAGGTCTGCGCTTCGCGGAGTTGATTACCGCCTGCGGCCATGCCAGAGGCATTCGCGTTGCGAAGGACGGACTCGAGACCTTGGTTCAGATTGAACTGGTAGCCAGGACTGGACTGGAACGCGGCCTGGACTTCGCCAGCCATAGGCCCCAAGTTGAATGCGCCCTGCGCGATGTCACCGCCCTGAAGAGCCCGTGCATCATAGCCTTGCCCCTGCCCAGCAAGTCCACTGAAAGCATCCTGCGCTCCCTGAACGCCACTCCGGAGTGACTCAAGGCCCCCGGTCTGTCCCGCCAAGAGGGCGTTGGTCCCGCCGGTCTGGCCCCCGTAAAGGGCGGATATGGCCTGGGGCGAGTAGTTCTGGATGTCCCCGCGCGCCGTGGCTTGCCCACCCTGAAGGGCGTTAATGGCACTGCCCTGTCCACTTTGGAGGGCACCCAGGCCCTGAGTCTGCGCAGCGCCGATGCCGGACTGGATCTGGTTGGAGATCCCTTGAAGGTACTGCTGCTGTTTAGCTGCAGCTTCCTTGACGGGATCGCCAGTAAAGATATCGAACAGGCCCATTATAGCCTCCTATGCCTTTTTCAGGCCGTACATCACTATCCGCCCACCGACCATCACACCAGAGGCAAAAAAGAACCTAACAGCATTGCATGGAGTAGCATCACTGACTTCATGGCCAGAGCCGATTACTTGATAGGTGCCGCTACCAGCATCATAGTAATCAGACGAACGCCAACTAGCCATATTTAGATTTTGGCCACTGTTTGGATAGACTGTTGTCTCAGAACTATTACCCCATGTAGAGTTTGTAACCCCACCGATCCTGAAGTATGTAGTATTGCCTTCCGTGGCCGAGCTGTATGCTAGTGGAGTTGCACCACCTCCAATATAGGAATAGAGCCAGGTCCATATATTGGAGGTATTCTTCCACGTCGCGCCGCCATCCAGACTCATCTGCATGTACAGTGGTTGATTGTTAACGGAGGGCCTCAGTGCTGTGGCATGGAACTGATAGGCTGCGTAGGTGCTGTTCATCCCCGTAAATACAAGTGTTGGAGAGTTATTTGCCGTTTGAGACGAGAGGAATATCAGTCCCGGAGAAACGCCGGGAGGAGGATTTTGTAGCGCGGTAATAGCCGCTTGTTGTGCCGTGTTATTCGCTTGTTGTGCCGTGTTAATTGCCTGCTGTGTTGCAAGAGCTGTTTGCAGCGTCACGACATTCGCTTGAAGCTGCGTCGTGGTCGTGAATAGATCTTGAAGCCATGAATACCATTCAGGGTCCCAGTGACTCTGTTCGTCAGTAACTCTTGAGAATGGATCGAGGGGGGCTCTCATCCAGAGTACCCCCGTGCTTCAAGATCATCTATCGAACCTCCCGACAGTCCCACATGGACCGGGTCCGAGACCCTCAACCGGAACCGTACGCCTTGACCCTTGGACAGCCCGCACTGCAGGACATATGGGTGGGAGAGCGACTCCCCAGGACCACCGAGGCGGCGCAGCACAGGGTCACCGTAGGTGTATCCCCCGTCGAGTGACCATGAGATCTCTACCTTCGGGTTCGTTACAGTGGAGGTCGTTCCTACAGCAGTCGTCAGCAGGAAGCTGCTTCGAGGCACCATGACCCCGCGCGGAAAGCCTGACATCACCCCGCTTTCCACCTGCCAAATCAATGGGTCAGTGCCCTCAAGAAAGTATGATCCGCTGATCTGATACAGATCTCCAGTAAACTCATCTCCGATGATCCAGCGATCGAAGATCCGTATACTCTTCATTCCCTTCCAGTTGGACTGATTAAATGACTTGCGCTCATTCCACTCGCCCGTGACTAGATTATACTCCCACGTCCAATTATCATGAGAGGACAAGACCCAGAAGGCATTCTTGCCGTACATATAGACAAAGGCCTCGATGAGGTTACGGCCTCCGGCGAGTACCGCAGATTGAATGGCCCTACTAACATCATCGGTTGAGACTGGTGTTGGCGTGTATCCGTCCAACTTGTAGACGATAAAGTCATCTCCGGCCCAGAGCAACTGGTTGGCCCATCCAGTCTCCCAACCAGCGACAGCATGAGTCCCAACGATACCCCGAGGGATAGTGACCTCGCGCGCGAACGGAAATGGGCTTGTTCCTGCATCGCGATAGACTCCTGTCCACTTATCTCCGAAGGCATAAAGTCGCCCTGCATACCGCAGTACCCGCCGCACGAACAGGCCCTGCTCGGTGTTCAGCGATAGCGCCTGTACATTAGTAGAATTAAGATCGGAAGCATAGATCTGACCTCCACCAAATGACCAGACAAAGTACCCGTCGAAGTCACAAACACTCGTTGGTCCGGCGGGTAGATTGGCCGAGACAAAGGCTGTTATCCCGGTACTGGTGTCAACATTAAAACAGCCATTTTCGCTGACAACTACATTCTGTTTAACGAGAGCATTATTCCGCCCGAAGGTTACTGGTTCGGTCCCTACAAATGGGCCTAAATCTGTCACAGAAAAGATACTATCAAACTTCATAAGTCTACCATTAATTGCCCATACTCCAACGGCTTCTGCGTCAAGAAATCCTCTGGTATGACCACTTATCGCAGTCGTTGCTATCCGTTGAATACCAGGAGAACGCCTTACGATGATCTGTGATGGTGCTCCATAGGGCGTCTTCTCCACATAGGCATTGATCAGCCTTCCACCAGACTCTTGTGGCCTGGTGGCCGGGGCTGACGTAGTTGGAAACACAATAGAGGGCATCAGAAGTACTCAGCTTCCTGGGTCCCATAAGTGGGACCACTCGAGGTCAGTCGTCGCAGGCGACTCTCATAGTACTCCTTGATCTGCGGATCGAAGTTCTTTCCCGCCACGGGAGCACAGATGTTGGCCAATAGTCCCGCGAGCGAGTCGAACCACTCAGCAGGGATAAATCCATCATTAACTACCTCACAGATGTTATCTGAGGCCAGTTGCATTACCAGCGGGTCTACGTTGTTATCGATCTTCTCTGAGTACTCCGCCTCGAGCCCCTGGCCAGTGCCAACAATGTTGAGCTTGTCCGCAGCCTCGCGTATAAGCTCGAAGCGGGTTTTGGTTGTTTTCATAGCGGCAGAAGCTCCAGTGTGATGTTCAACCGCGTGATAGGACCGCCCGTACTGGACGAGAACCTTATGATCTCGCCTGCGTTAATGCCTGTAGTCCATCCAGCCAAGGTGCTGTTCTGATACTTACCCGCGACAAGAACAGGATTGTTGCCTCCCGTAATATCCACTAGACCGGTAGGCCACGCAGGGAAGTTACCCTTCTGGAGGGTTATTGTGGGATTTCCACTCGTCGCATCGCTAATGATAGTGACCCGTGTAATAGTACAAGAGTATGGGATCAACGTGTCCTGCACGCTAGGCGTAGCCCCAATGAGCAGCGCGGCGGGAACACCTCTAATCCTGTGATTGGCCGTAAGTTCCAGGCTTCCGGCCCCGTTAAATCCAAGGCCACCGCCTGCTGTCAGTACCTCAACTGCCCCGGTGCCAGAGGTATCCCGTCCGAGTAGTCGATCAGACGGGATACTTTGGAGGGCGGTTATAGGGATATTGGCATAGGCCTGTGCCGCGAAGATGTAGGTACCACCATTCTTAGTGATAGTGATCCCCGTCCCGGCCAAAACCTGAGCCGGGAACCGAGGCAGAATACGAGCACGAAGACTTGGTTGCGTACCCACGAGCACCTCCTACTGCGGATCTCTCTCGACCTTGAAGTGTTTGTTCTGACTAAGAGAGTCGGCTATGATAAGATCGTCTCCGATCTCGACAGGAACTCCCCGCGGAAGCTTGTATGGGCCAAAGTCGAGTACCTTAGCCTCTAACGGATCACCAGTACCAAGCCAAGTTACTTTAACTCGAGCCATATCTTCCTCCACTATTTTTTGGCTTTGGACTTGTCGTCTTCTTTTGGCTGAGCTTCCTCCGGTATCGGGATCGGCTGACCTGGAGGGGGCGCCATAGGGTTCGGCACTACGGGCTCACCCGGCTTCGGCACCGGCCCTTGGGCCGACTGTTGCGAGGGCGGCACGTGAGTATCCAGCTGTGGGGGGTTCGCCTTGTCTTCGTCTTTGTGTTGGGCCATTTCACTCTCCGTAAAAGCGGGAGGGGACTACCCCCTCCCAGTTGGACGAGGTCGGTTACGCAAGTGGCTTGACGAACTGAACGATGATGTAGGCATCACCAGTAGCCGTCCCGGTGATGTTAGCATAGACATCAGTATCAGCCACCAGCGGCATTACCAATGCCGCAAGTGGAACCGTATTCAGACTGCCTGCCGTCAGTGCAATAGTGGCAGCAATTTCAGAGCCCGTAGGTGTCGTACCAATACCAAACACTGGAGTAGAGCCAGTGATAGCCGTCTCCACGTTGGTAGAGGCCGCGGTGATGATAGCTCCCGCCGGGAGCGTACCAACCTTGATGCTGTAGACAGAGACACCGCCAGTCGGCGCGGCTCGGGCAGCAATATACTGCACGAACTCATATCCGGCTTCGCGAGCAGCTCCCCTGTTATTGAGTGACGTTACCATGTTATGAGCCCTCCTCAATCAGACGAACAAGCGAAGAACCCATTCACCACGCCCCACTGCTTAAGAGTGGTCGCAGTGTATGGATGTCGCTTGAACATCTTGGAGATGCCGTAGGCCATCTCGATGCCGACGCCAGTGATGAAGCCGTAGTCGTCTTCCTTACGGAACGTGGGCTTGGCCATCTGGCCCCACGCGAAGACTGCAGCCTGTTGGCCGAGCAGGAATACCGGCTCGACCCGCGTAGTGCCACCCTGACCCCCAAGCAGGAGGTTGCCGGTGCCTGCAGGACCCCAAGGACCAGGGTTGGCAGTCGTACCCACGAAGCGGCTGATCTCAGGGACGCACCTGACAATCACTCCGTCGTAGATCTGATCGCCATCTTGGAAGATAGGGTTCTTGGTAGCGCCATACGGCCCTGACTGTTCGCGGGGCCTTGCGTCCTTGTTGATGGTCTCCAGAGAGATCTTCAGGTCACGGAACGCATTAGTTCCCGCGCACGCAATGTAGTACTCATACCCATCGTCAGTCCGATAGGGACGGATATGGGGATCAGCATTCATTGCGAGCCGCTTCATCAGTGACAGGTTCGTGGCAGTGAACTTGTCGTTGGTCGTATCGCACTGACCAAGAGACGTAGCGAAGTCAGTCGCGTTGTTGGATACTGCGTTACCAAACAGGATACGATCCGAGTTGGCAGCGCGCCATGCGTCCTTCTGGGCCGTCGAGGCCTGATCGAACTGGATACCGTTGACCCTCGTGCCGCCACTCGAGGGCGGAAGGGTCTCGGTCGGCAGGGCCATCAGCGCGGCAATGATCTCGTCCCGCTGAAGTTCCTTACCCCAGTCGCTCAAGAGGGGCTTCGCCACCCCAAATACGTCGGCCGAGTCTTTATGGGACTCTGCCTTAGTCGTGACCACAGCATTACGAGCCCACTCAATCCTGACTCGCATACCGTAGTTGTCGATCTTCTCTTCGTTTCCGACCAGCGTCTGTGTCGCCACGCCAGCTCCCTGAAGACGCGAGACGATCGGGATGTTCATATCCTCGCCGCCCGCCTTCAGCTCACTGCGGATACGAATAACCGCGTTCAGGCCCTCACTCATGTAAGGCGAGAACTGATTACCTCTAACAAACTCTCGGTTGATTTCCTCTGTATACCGAACGAGTTTGTTATTGTCTTGAATGGTTGTCACAGCCATGGCTGTAACCCTTTCCTGACTCGAGCCATATCAAAACATTTTGTTCCGGTACGGCTCATACGCTCATCTCTCTTTGCCATTACTCATGGCATATCGAAACAAGCTATCGTGGCTCATATCGCCCATCTTCTCCGTGTTTCCAGCGGAGGCGGTGGTCTTTGAGAGCGACGGGGGAAGTCGTGTCTCAGACGGTCGACTGGCAGCGCTTCCACGAACCTTATCTAGCATACTGGCCTGGAAGGTGGGATCAGCCATCTTCTCAGCCAGCTTCTTCTCAAACCAAGCGTTAGGATCGTCACCAACGGCAGCAAGTGTAGCCTGCTTCCTGTGCCACTGCACAACCGCGTCGTAGCGGTTCGGTGACTGCACCACACGCTCGTAGTCGGCCACGTCGAGGGTTTGCTGAGCCCTGGCATCAAGGAATGCCTGTTCAGCCTCCGCGACCTTATCCTGCCCGTGCCGGGTCTCAGCGATCAACTTGCTGTTGTACATCGTAGTAGCGTTCTGCTGTTCAACAACAGGCCGTAGATACCGCTGGATGATTTCTTCCGTGGCCTTGTCCGGGTTTTCGAAGAAGTCCGGCTTCTTTTCCGCTTGACGCAGATGCGTCGCGATCTCGTTCAGGCGCGCTTCCAGTGCCCTCGCTCGATCTTCAGCCGCTCTTCGACCTTCAGCCTCTTCCCTCAACCGCCAAGTCGGAACGCCCGGCTCGGGAGGTTCCACGGCAGCCGGAGGTGGAGGCTCCGGTGCTGGGGGCGGGGCAGGTTCCGGCTCTGCCGGGGGCTCCGCTGGGGGAGTCACTTGTGCTAGATCGAACATCTCTTGCTGGAGCTGTTCGGGACTCTTATCATCGTCTGCCATCTTCCATCCTTCCGCTGTTTCGTAGCGTTTACGTATCCGGGGCTATCGCCCCCGGCGGCGAGGCACCATATCGCTGGTGCGGGCGAAGATTATTAATCTGCATAGCAGACGACGCCACCAACCATCATCAGGCGTGAATGCTCGCATCATCGTCTCCTATAATCACCCGCCTTCAGGTGATCAATTCCTCCACGGCGGACAGGGCCCGCGACTTTTGCCTTGCCAGCTGTATTCAGCGCAATGGCAACCGCCTGTTTCTGTGGCTTCCCCACGGCTATCTCGGTACGTATGTTCTGCGAGATAATTTTGGGGTCTTTCCCTTTAATTAGTGGCATCCCACGCTCCTATCGTGTAACCATAGATCGCAAGACCTATGAGGGCCACGACTATCAGTACGAATGTCAAGGCCACCTTGTGTTCGTACTTCATCCCTGAAACATAAACCCGAAGACTTTCCAACCAAGCAGGAAGAACAGCACGAACAGTAAGACTGTACTCACTGTCGCTGTCGTCGCCGCAGCGAGTCCGATCATGCCCAGATGGGCAAAGATCCCGAACACCAGCCAGATCAGCATGATAACCCAGAACGCTAAACCTATCGGCATGTTATCCTCCTAGTATCCCATTCTCGAAGAAGTCCTTATACGTGAACCCTGGCTTTGCCGGGGGCGGGACCATCTGGGACTGGAGCCCCGCGAGCGTCTGGGGCTGTGCCGAGGTATAGGGCACACTCCCAGCTGCTCCCGGACCCGGAGCACCGATCCGTGTCCACCAGCCCTTGTCAGGCCCCTCGATCCCGAAGCGCTCCCCTCCGGCGGCGTAGGTCTGTGGGCCACCGGCGAAGCCTACTGTGCCCGAGGCGTTGCCTGTGGCATAGTTGGTTATGTTAGAGCCTCCAAGGACGCTTTGTACCACTGGATCATACGCCGTGCGAGTGTTCTGATCTACCCCGCGCGCGGCGCGCTGATGAGTCACTCCCGGAAAGTACTCCCCGGACAGCACATCAGCCAGCGACTTCCTCCGGGCCACAGCCCGATTGAGCGTGGTCTCGATGAAGGCCTGCCACGCTTGTGGCCCTTGCCCACCGACCTCGGCCTTGGTATAGGCCAGGAGCTTATCCCGCACGCGGGGGTCCTGAAGCTCTTCCGCGAAGCGTCTCCGTCCAAGATCATCTGCCACCGGCACCTCCCGCTGGCTTGGGCTTCTGGGCGGCTTGCTTCAGCATCATCTGATGCTTCTGCTCGCCCTGGACCAGGGCCTGATGGCCCTTCAATTCACTGTGCCTGAGGTCCTGTTGACCCTTCATAGCGTTCAGCTGAATGTCCTGCTGTTGCATGGCCTGATTGGACTGAAGCTTGCTGAACTCGGTCGAGGCCTTGATCTGCGCCAGTTTCTGCGCGGATTGGACCTTCATAACGCTTTCCTGCATCTTCATCCCGTGTTCTTGCTGCTTCATAACCATTTCTTGTTGTTTTTCCCGAGGATCGTTACTCGCAGCGGCCTCCTGGGCCTTGGCTATGTTAAGGGCGGTCTTGGACTTCGTTTCATCAACTTTCGCAGCTTCGCCAGCAATGGTAATCGCCTTAGCCTGCTCAGCAACCGGGTCCTTCTGCTCGAGTAAGGCCAATAACTTGCGTTTGAGCTGACCTTGTAGCGGAGCAAGCTCAAGTAGGATCTGTGGAGGTATATTAGCCCCTTGAGCGGTGAGGGCGACCAGCGTGTCATAGGCATCTCCCATCATGTTGACCTCATCTGGGCCCTCATCCAGGGAGAAGTTGACATCTAGTGTCCCAATCGAGTTCACGAGCCGCGGAAGCCCATATTCATCCACCCCTACACCATTGACTTGCACCAGCTGCGCGAGTCCCGCGTCGTCTGTGACTCGAATATAGCGCTCAGCGGTCCAATATCGCTGCACAGCGTTCCAAATAGCCCTATAAAGACGCAGTTTCCAGTTCTTTATACCTATAACGAACGGCCCCAGCTCGGCAATTCCGGCCTGTTGGAGCAGATTAATGGCCCTACCCGACTTATACTCGAGCCCTTGCCCGATCAGGGCCGGGCTGGGACCAAAGTTCTCGATCTCGTTTTTTGCGTCTTCGAGGAACTTAATTTGTCCTTCGATATTAGTGATGCGGGCCGCATCATCGAACTCCATTTCGAAGCCCTTGTTGTAGATAACCACACCGTCCGGTCGTATAGCCTCCCTTCGAGTAACCTCAATATCAGCAAATGCTCCATCTTCCGCCTTGATCCTACGCGAAACCAGCTCATGTAGGCCCTTCGAGCGGCGCTGGTTGATCTCATCCTGGGATGAACGTAGATTACGGACGAAGCCATAGCGATCACCATCATGATCGACGAAGCTGGAGAACATGATATACTTGCATATCATATCTCCCTTCTCATTGTAGAAGTAGCCCTTGCCCTCGTCGATTTTCATCGAGCCCGTGAACAGGCACCACTTCCACCCCTTGCCACTCTTGTACCAGATATCCACTACCCGCAGCCGCTTATGCCGAGAGTCCACGTCAAACCAGCGCCTCTCCCGTTCCGGGTTCGAGGTCAGGTCCGCACCGTCACCCTCCATCAGGGTTTTCATCTGGTTCGCGGTTTCCTCGTCGGGCGCGAGCAGCATCGCATCTTCAATGTCGAGCCACTTGCCCTGACCCATGAACCTTGCATCGGCGAAGTCATGGTCATAGGAGCGCACATCGTAGAAGAAACTGTCCGTTTTGACGAGGGCGAAGCCAATATCCTTATCGTCCTTGTCACCCTTAATGAGCAGCATCTCGACGCCGCCAATACCATCCACAGCAGCGTTCTCGGTTGCGAAGGGGAACAGCGACTCACGGAGATCACTCTCCACCACATACCTGACCACTGCTGTCGCCAGCTCGGCACCCATCTCATCCTGATCTCGCGGGGTCTTCGGGTAGGCCTTCGGATCCTGCTTGATCTTCTCCATCAGCCCTATGATCGAGTCGATCTTCCGACCGATCCTGTTGTACGTTACCACAGGCTGTTTGCGCCGATTGAAGACCTCCACCTGATCCGCGGTCCACTGAGCCCCGTGCCGGTATCCTCGAGCATTCTTCTGCTCCAGGATCTCGTCGTGCTTGGACGCAACGTAGTCCAGATAGGACTGCTTGCAACGACGCAGCTCCCAATAACCTTCGTCGTCAATGTCGCTATCATTGACCACATAATCATCTTTATATGCTGCGTTGGCCATCAGTGTCGTCCTATGATGACTCGGCCCTGACGCGGCCTTCTGATCGAGTAGTCAGACTGTATTCCGTGCCCAATAGGATAAGTATATCGAGGGTCATGCGGGAAGAACGGATCGAACAGTGTATCCACGTCGTTCATCTTCGCGGCGCTTATGAACTGATCGTATACCAGCTGAGGCGCGAACAGTCGATCAGTGTCGATAATCTTGTCAGGGAATAGATCATTTCGCTGAACGACTATCGGCGAGAAGAAGGTGCTCGAGTCGGCAAAGAAGCCAATATCGACCTTAGAGCCGACACTCGGCATCCTAAGAATATCAGCATCCATCAACAGGAATGGACTGATATTGACCGCAGCTGCTACCAGAAGCGGAGTATAGAGCACATCGCTATCGACAAACAG